GGCACTGGTTCTGGTATGGCTACTGCTGATGCTGAAAGCGATGCTAACTGGAACGAAATGGGTTTCTCTATTGAGAAGTCTATGGTTGAAGCTAAGTCTCGTCAATTACGTGCTCAATACACAATGGAATTAGCTCAAGACCTTAAAGCTGTACANGGTCTTAATGCTGAAACTGAATTGGCTAACATCCTTTCATCTGAAATTCTTGGTGAAATCAACCGTGAAATGATTCATACTATCAACACTCAAGCTGTTGCAGGTACTACATTTGACGCTACTCCAGTTTTAGGTTCTTCTAAAGGACGTTGGGAAGTTGAAGTATATAAAGCTCTTATCACTAAGATGGAAATCGAAGCTTCAGAAATTGCTAAAGCAACTCGACGTGGTAAAGGTAACTTTGCTATCATCTCTTCTGGCGTAGCAGCTGCATTAAATGCAACTGGTTCAGTTCAGTATGGTAACACTGCTAGTACTGCTCTTGCAGACGTAACTGGTAACTTGTTCCTTGGTACTTTAAACGGTGGCATGAAACTTTATGTAGACCCATTCAATGCTGGTGACTATGTAACAGTTGGTTATAANGGTGCTAACTCTTATGATGCAGGTATCTTCTACTGTCCGTACGTTCCGTTATCAATGATGAAGACAATTGGCGANAATGACTTCCAACCTAAGATTGGTTTCAAAACTCGTTATGGTATGACTAACAACCCGTTCACTTCAAGTGCTGCTGGTGCAAACGTTTACTACCGTCGTTTCAACGTTACTAACCTGTAAATTATAGGTTAGTTTCTTAGGAAACAATAAGAAGGACTCGAAAGAGTCCTTTTTTTTCGTATAAATATAATTATGCCAAATTATTTAAACCCCACCTCATTCGTTTTACAGCTAGATAGTGTAACATACCCTACAGCTGAGTTTACAATTCAAACTATGGTTCTCCCCGACNTATCAGTCGCAGGAGCTCCTTTCGCAACACCTTCACGTAATATTACTATTGCCTCTGATAAAATAGAGTACGGAGATTTTGAGTGTACTTTCCTTGTTGACGAAGACTTAATCAATTATCAAGAAATATATGATTGGTTATATAATCAAGTTGATAACCCGCACTCATCATCTAATGTAAGAGATTTAACTCTTAACATTATGAATAGTGCTAATAATCTTACTAAACAAATNAGATTCATTGATGCAAAGCCAGTGAATCTATCATCTTTACCATTCGATATTACTACTGTGGATGTAGAATATCTCACCGCCGCAGTATCATTTAATTACTCATATTTCGAAATAGTATAANATGTCATGTCACTCTAAGTGGTGTTNATGGATAACAGCTATGTCTCAACTAGTAGTGGCTTCTGTTATTGTATATGCAGGTCTTGTAGTTGGTTCTCACATGGAATCTTGGACCAAATCATTTAAACAAGGCTCTGACGATTTACATTCAATTAGAATTAATATGAATGCAATGACTTATTCAATGGAGTCTATCAATACAGATATGACAACGATGAATAATACAACTCTAGCAATGGAGAAACATATCCACGAGTTAAATGATAACATCACGGTGATCAACAAACAAATGTATTTAATGAATGGATCGGTTGGCAACATAGCCAACAAATTCTCACCGAGAGGTATGGCAAGAAGTTTTATGCCTTTTTAAGTGATATAAATAAAACTATATTATGAAGGTTATATTATGGACATACAAGAAATACTTGACATGTGGGAGGTTGATGGAGTCATCGACCAGTTTAAATTAGACGACACAACAATCAAAAACGCTACATTGCACTCAAAATACTTGAGTCTTATTACCGTAGCCAAACTCAAAAAGAAAACAATACAGCAATCATATGATAACCTACTTAAAGATAAGTGGTTGTATTATAATAGTAAGCTATCACAGGCTCAAATAGATGCGTTTGGTTGGGAGTATGATCCTTTCAATGGTCTTAATAAACCTCTTAAGGGAGATATGAATTACTACTATAACTCAGATAAAGATATCCAAGAAGCTCAGTTGAAATTAGAATACCAAGCAGTTATGGTGGAGACCCTTAAAGAGATATTAGATACTATTAGATGGAGACATAATCAAATAGGTAATATCATTAAGTGGAGAAGCTTCGAAGCAGGCGTGTGATGGATATAAAGTTAGAAAAGATTGACGAAGCATATTTAAGAGTTATCTCTGATGATAGAGGTATTATGATGGAGCTGTCTGAGTTCTTTACATTCTTCGTTCCCGGTTACAAACATATGCCGGCATTTAAGAATAAGATGTGGGACGGCAAGTTACGCTTACTTGATTTAAGAACTAATAAGATATACAGCGGACTACAAAAGTATATAGAACAATTCTGTATTGAACGTAACTATTCAATTGAAGTACCGTACCAAGAACCGTTTGATGATAATATAGATTGGGTGGATCTATTACCGCTAGGCAATATTAAACCTAGAGATTACCAGAAAGATGCAGTCAAATATGGATTGAGTAATCGTAAAGGACTGTTGGTAAGTCCTACAGCTTCAGGCAAATCTTTAATCATATACCTGTTAATTCGATACTTCATGGAATATAATAAGAGTAAGAAGATATTGCTTATTGTACCTACAACATCACTTGTTAAACAAATGTATGGTGACTTTGCTGATTATTCCAAGGATGACGAAACGTTTAATCCTAATGTATGCCACCAAATCATGGCTGGTATTGACAAGAATGCAGATACACAAATCTATATCAGTACGTGGCAATCCATATACAAGATGCCTAAAGAATATTTTCAACAATTTGGTATGGTGATAGGAGATGAAGCACATAACTTTAAAGCTAAATCACTAACATCTATTCTTACGAAGTGTTCTGCGGCAGAGTATAGATTCGGTTTAACCGGTACACTTGATGGTACACAAACGCATAAGCTAGTATTAGAAGGTTTGTTCGGGCCTGTATATAATGTTACAAGTACCAAAGCATTGATTGATGACAATCACTTATCAGATTTAGATATTGAAGTGGTGCTCCTGAAGCATCCTGAGGAAATGTGTAAGGTAATATCCAAGTTAAAATATCCTGATGAAATCTCGCACATTGTCTCTTATGATCCTCGCAATAAATTTATTAAGAATCTAGCATTAGATCAGAAGGGTAATACATTAGTTCTATTTCAATTTGTAGAGAAGCATGGCATACCATTACATAAGATGATTGCTGATGCAGCACATAAAGATAGAAGAATATTCTTTGTATCGGGCATGACAGATGCAGACACTCGCGAAGAAGTAAGAGCTATTACAGAAACTCAGAATGATGCTATTATCGTAGCAAGTTTAGGCACATTCTCCACAGGCATTAACATTAAGAATCTCCATAACATTATCTTTGCATCTCCAAGTAAGTCTCAGATTAAAGTATTACAAAGTATTGGACGTGTTCTCCGTAAATCTGCTACAGGTCAACCAGCCAAAGTATATGATATTGCTGATGATCTCCATTGGAAAAGCCGTAAAAATTATACTCTTAACCATAGTGCTGAACGGATTAAGATATATGCTAAACAGAAATTTAGATTTAAAATACACGAGGTGGAGCTATTATAAATACATATATGAAAGAAGACAATAAACTACCAACCACATTAGAAGAACTACCAATCAAGTTCTTTAAATTAATGAGTGGTGAATCAATTATATCATACACACATGATGTTGATAATGAGTATTGTATCGGGTTAGAAGAACCTATGTCGGTTAAGGTATCTGCTGAAGAGTATGTCTTAACACCATGGATACCATTCTCAGATGGTAGAGTACATATATTAGAAGCTATGAATGTTATTATTGAAGCACCTGTAGATTCTAATATGAAAGCACAGTACATGAGAATAGTACTTGATAGTATAATAGAAGATAATATCAAACCTGAATCTAAAGTACTTCATTAAATATATAGTACTATCCTGGCTCGACTACTTAGTCTATTATATCACACTTTACGGTAAATGTACACCTTTTTATCACTTATTTTTAAAATAAAAAATAAACAGCTATTTAGTGTACATTTAGTAAGAAATATGTTATAATAGATCTATAAACTTTATAATTAATGAGACTTATATCATGACTGAAAAGATCAAACCAAGAGACAAACCCCATTACGTAAACAACAAAGACTTTTCTTATGCAGTAGTTGATTACGTCACCGCTTATAAGAAAGCTCAAGAAGACACTCCCGATAAACTCCACAAGTAACAGATTATATTGCTACATGTTTTATGAAAATCTGTGAAGGATTAAGTCATAAACCTAACTTTGTAAGATACACTTATAGAGATGAAATGGTAATGGACGGGGTAGAGAATTGTCTTAAAGCAGTATACAACTATAATATTGAAGCTGCTACAAGAACTGGTAAGCCCAATGCATTCTCTTACTTCACTCAAATCGCTTACTTTGCATTTGTTAGACGTATCATTAAAGAAAAGAAACAAGCCGACATTAAGTATAGATTCATGGAACAAGCAGATGTAGAACAATTCATGGTTGGCATTGATGTTAATAACCCTGTTGATAGCGCATTCATTAGTACATTGAGAGAGAAGATATCTAAGATCCGTATTAAGGATGAGGCTATCAAAGAGTTTGCTAAAGAAGAAAAGGAAGTTAAGAAAAAGGGTTTGGAGTTGTTTCTATGAGTAGTTACGAAGGTATGATAATTAAGGGCGTGGGATTTACCTGCTCCTCGTTTGATTTATTACATGCAGGTCATGTAACAATGTTAGAGGAATGTAGATCACAATGTGATTGGTTAATTGTAGGTTTGAATGTAGCCCCATGCAAGAATGGGAGATACCCAGTTCAATCTGTTATGGAAAGATATGTACAACTGAATGCCCTTAAATCAGTTGATCAGATTATTCCCTACAACTCAGAATCAGAACTGTTGGACCTATTACAATTAGTACCTATTGACATAAGATTTATTGGCTCTGATTATATCAACAAATCATTTACGGGTGATGAACTTATTGGGCAAACAATGCGTGTTGTATATAATACTCGTAATCATAGATTTTCATCTTCAGGTTTGAAAAGAGATGTTATTGCCAATCAAGAGACACCACCAATTGATGGTAATGTAATTAAGGATAATGATACATATACAATTATAGATAACACAGACCTAAAAGATCTTACAGTTTCAACGACAACTCTTAAGCCATCTCAGGAAACTTCCGGCCACAGTCATGATGGCATTGAAGAAGTTTATACATTCTTATCAGGCCGAGGATCAATGATAATCGGTGAGGAGACATATCATGCAGAGAAAGGAAAGACCTTTACTATTCCAGATGGGGCCTTTCATAAAGTAATAAACTCATCAGATGATGAAGACTTACTATTCATTTGCGTATTTAATAAGAGACGAAACCACTAATATGATCATAGCAATACTTAACGATACACATTGTGGTGTAAGAAACTCATCAGAAATCTTTATGCAATACCAAGAGGAATTTTATAGAGATATATTCTTCCCATATTTAAAAGAACATGATAT